AGCCAGGCTGGCCCCTCGACAGCCTGGACGTAGCAGACACAGCCGCCCGGCCAGGGGATTTCGGGCAGCCCCATCACGAGCTGCCGGACCTGCTCGGCGAGATCGCGGGCGGCCTGCTTGTCGCGGTGCCGCGCATCGACCTGGACGAAGTGGGCGTACACCCACCCGGCCCGGTCCCACGGGAGCGCCGCGTACCCGAAGGACGTGACGCCCTTGATGTCGCGGAGCTGCGCCCACAGGTGCGCCTCCAGGTCGGGCTGGACGATCACCGGCATGGTCATATCGATGACCTCGCGGCGGCGAGCGCCCGGCCGAGCGGCGCGCGGGCGGCCATCTTCCGGGTGCCGTGCTCCACGTACACCGAGTAGGGCACGTCGTTGACGACCAGCGAGGTGCCCGGCTCGCGGCCGGGGACCACCCGCCAGGAAGACCCCATCAGCCCGGTGTTCCGCGGCGTGTTCGCCCGCGCCGCGTCGGCCAGGTTCCCGGCGATCCGCCGGATGTCCTGCTGGACCGCCAGCCGCCGCGCCTGCGCGTTGGTCACCGTGAACGTCGCGTCAGCCATCGCGGGGTCCAGTCGCGGCGGCGGCCCAGCACGCCAGGTCAGCCCCGGCGGGGTCGGTGATGAACCGGACCTGGCTCAGCGTCCAGCGCTGGCCACGGATCACGGCGGTGTACCCCTCGCCCGGCTCAGCGGCGGGCGGCAGGAACAGCACCCCGGCGGGCACTGCGCCCGGCAGGTTCGGCCCGTGCCCGCCGCCCGCAGCAGCGTGGGGGTCGGACACGCCGGGGTCGAGCTGGAGGTTCCCGTCCCCCGACCAGGACGGCGAGCTGCCGGGCTCCGCCCAGCCGTGCGCGTCGGACTGCCCCGAGGGCGGGTAGAGCTCCACCGGGTCGGACGCCAGCAGCACGGTCATGTCGGGTCCACCGGATCGACGGTCCACCAGCGGGACCAGGGCACGTCCTCGCCGCTGATCGGCGCGACCTCCAGCGGGACCGACTGGACCGAGCAAAACGAGCGGTGCCAGGCGGCGCGGCCCAGCGCCAGCCCCAGCTCACCGCCGGGGGTCGGGGCCCCGTAGCTGACCGACTGGACGCCGGTCTGCACGGACGCGACCGCCGGGGCGGGCGGCAGCGTCGCGGCGTACTCCTCCCACATGATCGCCGCGCACAGGTGCGGATCGTCATCCCACACCGCGTCGGCGATCTGCTGCGCCCGCACGGCGGGCAGCCCGGCCTGGGCGGGGGGCGTCAGAGGTGGCGCCCATCCCACCCAGGGCTGGCTGGGATCGGTCACTTCTTGCCCGACCGCCCGGTGCCCTCATCGTCGGCCGCCGTTACCGGCCCGTGCGGGTGGTTGGTCGCCACCGAGGGGTGCGGGTGACCGGCGAGCATCCCGCCGCCAGCCGGGGCCGCCAGGGCGAGCAGGTTGGTCTTGGCGAACGGGATCGCCCCGGCGGGCACGCGCGGGGTCACCGGCTTGATGATCGTGCAGCCGAACCTGGCCCAGATTTTGCACGGAACCACGTTGTCCTGGAAGCCGCTGACCAGCACCTTGCCGTCGTCGTCGGCGATCGTGCCGGACGGGTCGATGCGGAACCTGATGTCCTCCCGCACGCCGATCACGAGGTAGTCCCACGCCCCGGTGATGAAGCTGACCAGACCGGTGTTCGGTGGGTTCCCGGCGTACTGGCTGTAGGCGATCGGCTCTCCGTAGAGCGTCGGCCGCGTCGAGGAGCCGACCTGCTCGGTGCCGAGCAGCAGCGCCCCGGTCTGGTCGCGGACGCCACGGAACCGGCCCTTCGAGCCGATGTCGGCGGAGTGCCCGGTCACGTTGAGGCCCTGGCCCTCGACGTAGCTCATCCCGTTGTTCACGGCGTCCACCGCGTCGATCGCGGTCGGGAACGGGTTGGTGATCGGGTTCTGAGCCCCGCCGCCGCCGACGCCCATCGAGTACAGCGGCCCGCAGACCCCGCCGACCGGGAAGCTCGCCGGGATTCCGGCCCCGCCGAACAGCACCGTCTCATCGAGCCGCACCGCGATGGCCTCGGCCATCTTCGGCCGCGCCCAGTTCCACAGGTTGATCGTGTTGTCATCGAGGTACTGCTGCGGGATCGCCACCACGGCGGCGATTTCCTCGGCCGTGATGATCTGCGGCTTGAGGGTCAGGTCCGTGTAGGGCTTGCGGCCGGCCCCGGCGGGCGGCGCGTTCGCCCCGGTGACCCACTGCGCGGCCGGGAGCTTGCCGGTCACCGGCAGTTCGGTAATCCGGGTGCCCATCGGCATGACCTGGGCGAGCTGGAGCACGGCGGAGCGCTGCTCCACCTCGTCAATGATCTGCTGGCTGTACTCGTGGGGGATGATGCCCGAGAAGTCGGATAGCTGGGGTGCCATCGGCACGGCCTTTCAGCGAGACGGAACAGGGTCTCGCCGCATTTCCGCGCCACCGGGGCCAGGCCGCCTCACGCCGCACCTGGCCGGGCCTCGGGATCACCCCTCGTTAAGCGCCCGGATTCGGCTACCGGCTGCCGCCGCATCACGCCGCGCGGCATCGGGGCCAGCATCCCCCCGGCAGCCGCAGCCCGTCAACCTCGAAACGACCCGTTTCAGCTCAACGGGTCTGCCCGCGCATGATGTCGCGGAACAGGTCGGCCTCCCCGTTGCCGCCATCGCGCGGCCCTGGCGGGACTCTGCCCGGCGGCGGCGGCACCGCCGCGAGCTGCTCGACCAGCTTCCCGATCGCGGTCTTGTCCGGCTTGCCGTCCTTCAGCAGCTTGGCCAGGTCGAGCACCGCGAGCGCGGCGTCCGGGTTGGCGACCCGCCCGGCGGCCTGCGCCCGGAACTCGGCGGCGGCCAGCTCTTGCGCGTGTTCGTTCGCCGCCTCGGCCTTGCCCTCCTCGCGGGCCTTGGCGACCGCCTTTTCCTGCTCGGTCATGCCGTCCCGCTTGAGCTGGTCGAGCTGCTTGCGGTCCTCGGCGCGGAGCCTGCGCTCCTCGGCGAGCGCCGCCTCCAGCCTGGTGAGGTCTTCGGCGGTGGGGGCCTTGGGCGGCGGTCCCGGTGCGGGCGGCGGCGCGGGCGCGGGCGGGGTCGGGGGGCTCGGCGCTGGCGGGCCTGGCGGCGCTGGCGGGTCGGTGGGTGCCGGGGGGGTCGTCATAGCGTGCTCCTCATCGGGTCGTTCCCGGTCAGCGAGTGCATCCGCGCCAGCGCTGCGGACAGCCGTCTCGGGTGGATTTCCACGTTAACGCTGGCCCAGCCCGCGAGCTGCGCGGCGCGGCTGGTGACGCCCCGGCCCGCGCACGGGTCGAGGACAGTCGCGCGCTCGTAGGCGTTCAGCACCAGGCCCGGCGTGAAGTCGTCATCGACGCCGGTCGGGTCCAGGCCGTCCGGCAGCTCGGGGCCGCAGTAGTGCAGCACGGCGGGCTGCCGCCGGTAGTAGGTGATCGGCCACCGCCGGTAGATCCCCCGGCCCGCGCACTCGGCCGCCACCGCGTCAGCCTGACGGTTGCCGCCCTCTATGAAGCACGGGCCGCCCGCAGCGAGCCAGATCACCCGCCGGTACAGGTCCAGCCAGGTGAACCCCGGCGGGGTGAGCCCGGCCTTGGTGTGGAAGCTGGCCAGGTTGCCCTGGTTCCACGGCGGGTCGCTGTAGACCAGGAAGGGCGGCCGCGGATGGTTCACCTGGAACGCCGACGCGCACACGAACAGGTGAGATCCGCAGCTCCACGCCTGCCCGCGCTCGACGGGGTAGGCGCGCCCCTCCGGGCCGTAGTCCCACTTGGTCACGGCGCTGGCTGCGGTTCAGGCTCGGGCTGCGGCGGCGGGGGCGGCGGTACCGGTGCGGGCTCGCGCTCGGCCTCCTCCTGCTCGGCGAGCGCCCTCCACCGCTCGATCTCCTGCGGCGTGACTCCCCACTTCTCCCACAGGATCTCGCGGGGCACCCCGAGCGTCGCCATCTTGACCAGCGCATCGACCCGCTGGCCCTCGCTGCGGGTCTCGAAGTCGGCCCACAGCACCTCCGCCGACAGGTTGTCCGCCGCCGGGTTCTTGACCAGCGCCAGCGCCAGCCGCATGACCTCCTCCCACGACTCCCCCAGGTGCAGGGCGCGCTGCTCGATCTTGGCGACCAGCCCGGCCTCCGCCGCGCGGATCGCGTCAGCCGACAGGTTGACCATGTGCCCGAGCAGGTAGGTGGGCGGGGTCTGGGTGATCGCCGCGAGGTGCTCGACATCCTGGCCCACCGAGTCGAGATAGCCGCGCAGCGTGGACTCGCCGAACGCGCCGAACCGGCCGTCCGGGTTCTCGTTGGTCAGCAGCCGGTTCGCGCCGATGTCGAACGGGCGCACGACTCGCACCGCCTCGCCGCCCTCGTCGGTCTTGATCACGTCGCGGGCGACCTTGATGCCCGTCGCCCAGATCTGCCGGAAAGCGCCGTAGTCGGTCGCAACCAAGCGATTGAAGATCGTCGTGTTGATCCGGTCCTGAATCACCGTCGCGGACAGCAGCTCTGAGCGGCCGTGCCCGAGGATGCGCGGCTGCGGGATGATCTCGATCAGGCTGACCGTCCCGGCGGGGTTGACCTCCACGATGGGGAGCTGCGACGCGCCGCCGTACCACGGCTCCCAGGTGGCGATCAGGTCGGGGGTGATGAGCACCTCCGTTACCCGGTCGGGGTCGGTCTCGTCGTGGAACCGCTTGTACCCGGCGCGCCGCCTGCGCCGGTTCCCCGGCTCGTACAGCACGCACGCCTGCTGCGGCGACTCGGCGGTGATCGTGACCCCCGAGGGGTTGCTGTCGTCGGGCTGGACCAGCACGAAGGACGACCCGGCGATCAGCGCGTCCTTCTGCACCATGCCGTGATCGGCGTCCATCGCGCTGGCCTGCCACAGCGCCCACGCCGCCTCGTTGGCCTCCTCGCTGCCGAACCGGAACCCGATCACCCGCATCCGGTCGGCGACCGCGTTGATGACCAGCTCGCACCAGTTGGCCTGGCTCTCGGCCAGGAACTCCTTGAAGGTGCGGCGCTCCTCGCTTTCCAGCAGCGCGATGATCCCGGCCTCGTTGTCGTAGTACTGCTGATAGAGCCGCGCCCGGCCCGCCTGCTGGTCGAGCTTGCGCTCGCACGCCACCCGCAGGTCATCCAGCTCGGTCATGGTCCCTCCCTCAGAATCCGGCCGCCGCGTAGTCCTTGGACTGCTCGGTGCGCCGCAGCGCCCGGTCCAGTCCCATCACCGCAGCGACCAGGCCGTCGATCTTGTCGCTGCTCTTGGCCTTGTCGAACTTCACGTTCCCGTTGCCATCGGTGCGGGTCACCGCGTTGCCCGCCTGCCACCGCATGATCGCCGACCCGCCGTGGTGGAGCCCGCCGTCCGCGACCAGCCGCAGCAGCTCAGTCGAGGACGCCGACATGTTCCGCGCCGACTGCGCGAAGGGGATCAGGGTGAATCCGTCGTCGGCGAGATCGACCGCGAGCTGCACCGCGTTCCACGGGTCGAACGCCACCTCGCGGACGGCGTAGGTGATGGCGTCGGCGTTCAGCGCCGCGCGGATCACCCCGTAGTCGGTGACCTGGCTCTCGGTCAGCGTCAGCTCGCCACGGGCCACCCACAGCTCCGCCTTCCTGCCTGTCC